GTCACGATTATCCGCCTTCAAAAGAAAAATTCCATGAAGATATTCTGGGTGAATACCTTCATCTAAAAAACTAAGACGATATAAGGTTGCAAAGACAAAGATCTAAGCCCCCGGACTTGAGGTATTCACCTAGCGGCATGTAAAAACATACTTCCCTTGTGTATAATCTAAATAATACATAAGTATGTTAATTCTACAAAACCCACTAAAAGTGGTAGGACATCACGCACCGTGCACGGATGGTCCTGAATACGAAAATCCACTACGTTGAAGTGGGCAAACTTGAATACACATATAGTGTAGGCACGTTCACGAAAAACAACGGTGAATAATCGGTTCCTGCTCCTAAATAGGCTTCAAAGCCTATATTATTATAAGTAGAAGTTGCATTTGAATCAGCAGCAGGATTTAATATAGTATTGATTTGAATCCAATCAAGATTGGAATCATCTGAAGAAGACCCTAAAGTCGAATAATAATAACTGGTAGTTCTAAATTTGTACTTAGAGTAATATGGGAATGAAACATTCAAACCTGTATTAGTCTTTGTATTTGTAAGTGATAAACCAGTTTGCTCTATAACAGCGGGTCTATAATAAGCTGTGGAGTGTGTAGCATCTGTTGCGTTCAATCCTCTATAAGTTGAGGTAGAAAGAACAAAACTAGAATTTAAATTGGAGCGGCAAGCAGAAAAATTTGCTACATCCAATTTAGTATTAAGATTAAATCTATAATTTATAGCTCCACGGGCTCCCAAATAACACTGTGAAATCCAGTGTAATGGATGCCATTTTACATAATTGAATCGGCCAGCCCCACCAGCTAGCTTTAAACAAGTGAATAAACCATTCGAATCTGATCCTGGATAATAAGGATATCTTGATAAACGATTATAAGGAAAATTACCATTAACTGTAGATGTTAAAGTGTTACTATTAAGTGGCATGAAATAATGAATTGCAGTTCTACGCATTAATTGACGTAAAGATTTAATGACTTCCCCATGATATGTTAAATAACTAGTCAAAGGAGGGTTTGAAGGAGCCTCTCCCATCTCAACATTGCTATGTTCCGTATCATATTGCTGAAAGCCAGATTGAACAGGAAAAGCGCAAACGGGTGTAGATAAATAATTAGGATCAATCTCAGTTGGTGCTGCAAATTCTAAATTCTTACCACCAGCAACAAAAACTAAAATATTGATATCTGCAGTACTTAAGGGTGCACTTAATTCATTCAGGATACGAACTGTCAAAACTCCATTTGTGGCGCCAGCACTATTTGTTATACTACCATCATTAGCAAAACGTTGACTATAAGTATATATACAATTTAAAAATGCTGTAGTTTGCATATATGGTATATTAAAAGTGATATCAGTACAATCAGCCAAGTCTACGATTTGCGTAAACACTTCCGTAGTTGAATCAGCTGTTGAACCAATAGCACCCACGGGATCCCAAGAAACACGAACACGCCCTTTATGGTATTGAGAACAAATAAATTTCATGCGAAATTTAATATCTCCACGCCAAAATGAGAACATACGGGCTACTAAAGACATAGGAGTCATTTGCACTAACGTCTGATTAGTTCCAGCTCCAGTACGTTCCATAAAGGGACTAACTTGTGCTGAAAATAAAATATCGTCTGGAGCACCAGCCATGGTCCAAGAAAACTGAGTTATATACGCTTCTCTATCCGTTATATGATTAATTAAAAGTTCATCGCCAGTATCTATACCAACAGATCTAGGATCTATTGTCAATTCATTCTTAGGATCTAAGGTCAACTTCTCAATTTGGGTGCCTATTTCAGGGGAAGCAAACACGGGAAAAGGAGAAGGCGTAAACTGATGAACGTCAGCTACAACTGGAACATTAGTAAAACCAAATAATTTAGCTATAGATCCAATAGTAGATGCAGCCATTCTTGTCGCAGTAGCGTATATACCTATCACAGGTGCTGATTCTAACATTCCAGCCACATTGGCTACAGCTGAAGCCGGTCCTGAAATAGAACCATACTCATCCGAGCCAGATTGCATTGCCAATTTTACAGTTGGTCCTGATAATTCAACATCCTCCGCCCACGCAAACACCTGAATATTACAAGTAACTCCAGTTCCTGTATTAGCAAAAGATAATCCTGTTAGAGGTCTAAAATAAACTGTGCCCATATTGGTCAGTTCAGATGCAGTCGTAATATCCAACCATTCTTTAGGCCAAAGAAAAGGTAAACTCATTTCTCCACCTTGGGAAGTTTGTGGGTAGATATAAACTCGAGGTAATTGAGAATACCCAACATTTTGTAAATCTGCGGAAGTACCTGATGTAGCTGTATCTATAATGGCAGGAGTTAAAAATTTTGATAAAGGTTTATAGGCAGCTAACATACAACCATAATGAAAGGGAGAAGCATTTATAACAAACTTTAATTTCAACTTACATCTTAGCAAATAATAATTATCAACCTTCTTTTTAATAGAGGTGTGATTAAAATATAAATTCCAGGGATCAAAAGAATCAACACTGGTACTTCCTAATGTCCAAGTGTAATTTTTTATGATAACAGGACGATTAAGAAACTTGGCAATATGAACATTAGAAGGTACATATGGATTTTCTGCCTGGATATCTGTGGGGATCTCTACAGTTTCACCTGGTGCTTCATCATTGAAAGTTACATTGGTTGCATCAGTAGTAGATGTTGCTTCAGTATTAGACTGTTGTAATGCAGATTGCATGGGAAATTCTATAATATCGTCAGATCCGCAACATTGTGACACACATTTAGACTCCGTGTGTACTGTAGGAGTTTTTAAACAAATTTGACCGAGTCTATTTAGTCTTCCTCCCTTAAACTCAAGCAAGAGGAAACCACTTAATATATATAGTGACTAACCAACACTATATCTAAATAGATATTTTGGGGATCGCCCTGGTAAGTATAAATCTTCACCCACTCTTTCACTTTATTAATATTAAGTGTTGACATGAAAGTGAACAGTAACTGTGAAGAAGTTAATCATTTGGTTTTACGCTTAGGGACGGACATCGATTACAGCCCACATAACAGAGGTTTTTATTAACGTTTACCTTAAACGCTTAAAACTAGTCTTTAAAACTAACATGTAAATAAAAAAGAATCCATAATCTCCTCTACACTGTGTTACAAAAATCAAGTAAATACAAATATATAAAAATGATTTTTTATCTAAATACATTAAAAAGGATATAAAACTATAATAAAAAAATATATAAAATAAAACAATAAATAAGCCTTGATATATAATGTACCATTCTGTAAAAACATACTCAGGTACATAATAATAACTATCAGTTGTACACACAGTGAGATCCACTAATGAGCAATCACATACTGGATTATATAATAGCACTAAGTTTTGTGAAGGTACTTCTATTGTTTCATAATCACTATCATCGGACTCTATATCAGCATCATCACACCATGGAATATTATTTCTAATTGTGCAATTATAATATCTACGTTTCATATCTTTCCATGTCGGGAACGTAGTTTCTGTTACTAAATATTGCCATTCCTTTTCTTCAATAATATCAATGAACATTTTTCTCTTTTCATTGTAAATCTTTCGCCCATAGAAAAAGTACTCAGATAAAGCGCTACTTATTATACTCATCATTTGATTTTCTGGAGATATCTTGGATCTAGTCCAAGTCATTAACATTTTTTCAATACTATCATGTTCCAGTGGCGCTAGGTACGATTTTAATTCTTCATTCCAAACCCACTTTCTCTTAAGAAAACTGACTTCGTCTATATGAATAAACGGTACACTTCAGCCTCCTTATCAGCCATGGTATAAACAACACCAATTTTTGCTAAAGTTTCACTGATCGCTGTGTGATTAAACCAATTGACTCTCGATGTCATAACATTATCATCACCATACGTCATCAACTTTACATTCTTCTGGAAAGATTCTACTTCTTTATTAGGATTTAATTCATGGTAAGCATACCGCATGTAAAGACTATTAACTAAACTATTTATAATAACTGTGAGGGGATGTCCAGATGGATTAGATCCAAAAAATTGAATCAAATCTCCATTAAAATCTACCATTGGAAAAGCCGTATCATATGCAATACCCCATAATACTAATATATCTTCACGAGTAAAATTACCTGACATAATACAAATATCTATAATTAAACTAAATGAACATAATATAAATAAAGCAGCCATTCTCTTATCAAAAGCTTTGTAATCACCAGCTATGAACCGTTCAATCAAATAATTTCTTTCTTCCTTAGATATAAACTTCTTCTTTCCATTACTTTTTGTGTCCAACAGATAATTTCTTATTAAATCCCATTCCCGTGATTGCGCAACAGTGCCAATTGCTGTTTCAAAAATAAACTTATTATTCTGCATAAGGCGAACTATACTTAAGAACATCATACGATTAACTATTGACCAATCCATTGGGGCTCCTGTAAAGACTCTTGTTTTACCCATTTCAGCTTTCTTATAAGTTACTGGTTCGTCTTTTAAATGAGCACAAAATACGGGATGATAACGCTGACCAGATTTGTAGCACTTCAATATTAATTCTATACGTTCTTCAATTTCTTTTGCTGGAATATAATCCAATGTTTCATCAATAGGTATTAAAAATTTACTTTTCTTGCACTTCCAAGGATTTCCAGCTGAAGTTTTAGTTTTCAATCTATCAACATAAGCAACTCCAGGAGCACCATTTATAGCTGTGTGCAAATCATACACATGCACAGTAAATTTAATCTCTTCTGGATCCAATTTTCTAAAAATATCTTTTTTAAAGGCTCTGGTACACTTGAATAAAATTTCATTATCAAAATCCTTAATAGGATTAACCATATCCAGAGCGGCAACTCTAAATGGCTTCCACCCATTCATTTCAGGTTTTGTATATTTCTTTTTATAACCTCTCTTCAAAAACTCATCATGTAATATAGTGTCTTCAACACAACTTTTTGGTTTACGTCTAAAACCCGTAAATGAACCATAAACTTTGGCACAACCATTTTCTATATATCGGAAAACACTCTTATAATGTAATGGTCCTAAACTCATACTCTGTGATGGAGCGCTCAAAAGTGGACTTCCTTCACTCATTACGATTGAATCAATCAAATCATTGATATCATCAAGTTCAACTTTAGTACACGCCGCAGTAGTTCCTTCACCACCAACATGAATACCACCAATTGCAAAGCCCATAGGTGTATCAACAATCAAAGGCATACCACAATCTCCAAATTGAGTCGGTAAAGAGACATATGAAGAATAAGCAGGGTTTTTAAAAGTTTCCCCTTTGTACATAACACTTTGTATATTTTTAACATCAATTTCATCAATATCACCATCAGGAGTTCTCTTTATATAAAAACCATTCTGCTTATCTAATTTACATTTCTTAGGGAATAAACCTCTAATATCGGGTCCAGGATTAGAATTCCAAATAGTTAACATAGCTAAATCCTTATCATTGGATCTCACAACTTCATTTTCACTCAATTTAAAAGAAATATTAGAAGAAACACCATAACCTTTAGCCGATATTATATTACAAACATCATCATTTTCAAATCGATCATGACTATGGTTATTCATAAGATACTTATTACCAGCCACATTTAAAATCCGGAAATATTTTTTATATTTAAGTCTAGCATTCAGAATTTCCATATAGTGACAATTTTTACTAATCTTATTAACTATCTCTTTACGAGTAAGACTTTTAGATGAAGTAATCTGAGGTGTTAAATTGAATTCATCAAGTTCAAAAGACTCATTATACCAAACATTTTCTCTTTCAAAATCTTTTGGTTGTGGTGCATGCCCTGAAGAAATATTTCCTTGCATTTCAACATCAATTTCAGGATCAGTAAATTGTTTCCACAACCAACTAGTTATTTTATAAGTGGCAATGGTGGCGACAAAAATTGTACCAATCTTAATAAGGTTATTCTTATTGCCTAACAAATTTTGCATCTTATCACCCGCATTACGATAAATATTATTCATAGCACTGTTTATAGCATTTTTAGAAAATCTAGAAGCACACCAAAGCATTATATTAGCTAATCCACCTGATAAGTAAATAGCAACTATATTGAAAAGGTGTCCAAAGATCCAATTGAATATATAAGAACACATTAAATTAATAGAGTGATTACCCACATAAAATAATATACCACTTTGATCTTTCAAGCATTCACACTCAGCACTAGGACACAAACATTTTTTACAAACTTTAATATTGGATATCATATCAATTGAATTTTTGAGAACTTGTTGATTAGCTTTAAAAGCTAAAGCTGTTTCACCATACCATTTTAAGAAATCTTTAATATTTGGAAAATTATTAACTAATTCAAAGGTGGCAGGTCTACCTAAATTAGATGGATCAGCTTTTAAACTTTTAACGCGCTCGACCTTAAATGTCCAATAATCGGGGTAAAATCCTTCACATTGATCACACAAATTTGAATCTAACATACCATTGTGATCGCGATATTCTCGTTTAACCGTAGGTGTTATAACATAAGGAAATCTACGCTGTGCTGCGCTAGAACAGGAAAAGTAAAAATGAGCATTTAAATTTTTTGAATTTGTGGTACCTATCACCAATTTAGCTTTTAAAGGTGTAGTACCTTTCTTATCTAAAGCTGCTTGATCGGGCACAAATGGAACTGAATTATTAATTTGCAGAAACTCCATACATGATTCATCCTCACCTAAATTAGGATGTTTAAATGCAATATCATCTAAAATAATGCACCAACAAGAAGTTACAAAACCGTCCCAATACTTAGCCACAGGATTACGTGTGTAACAAAAAGTTTTATCATTTTCGAGATCAAATATAGATGCAAAATAATAGAATAAAATATCTTTCAAAGTCGTTTTACCAATTCCTGAATCACCGTAAAGTAAAATAGAAAAAGGGGCATCTCGATGTTCGCGTGATGCTTTAATAGTGGTTAAATCAAAACGTAACATCTTCATCTCGTTTAGATTTTCTCGCATTTTATTTTTCTCAAAATTACTAATAGCATCATTAAACTTTATAACACTACTCAATTTTTCAATAACATCATCTAGATTGGACCTATACTTTGATTCAGTAAAACCATGAGCCTCAGGATTGGATAGATTTTTCGATTTCATTCGTAAATCACAAATCTGTTCATATAATTGGGTGTATTCTCTACCACTATGAAAAATAGCAGATGCATTCCCAGTAATATAATACTGATATCCCTTTTCAGTTAAATACAACATATTTGTTAAGATAGAATGAATGAAATCAGGTTTTGATGTTTTGTCCATTTTACGTTTACACATATCTTCTTCTATTTTAGAATAACCAAAATACTTAACAGGAATATTCAACATATCAAAAAATGAAAAGGCTACCGCGAAATTAATAATCTTTTTCAAACTATTTATGGTTTTACTCTCCTTAACTTCTTCAAATCGAGTTAATAATTCTTTAAATGAATCAATTTTATCCTGGAAACTTTGATCTCGTGTAAAATCAATTTTTGATAATACACTATTAAATTCAGAATTAACAGCTTTGAGGACTATGCTACCTTTAATCCTACTCTTTAAAAAACGTGTTACAGCCATTGCTACATTACGTTTTGGAGAAGAGGAATTAAAAGACACGTATAAATCTTGTAGAAGTAATACCAAACTTTCGACAAGATCCAAGGCCCATTCTTTAGACGCAGGGTAAAAGATATTCTTAAAATATTGAGTAACAAAATTTTGATCTATAAATTTTCGATAATCAAATCGGATTTTTCTAAATAATTTTGCTTTCTTTGGGTTATTTTTCTTACTTCTAGGAATGCATTTCAAATTATTATTGCTTTTAATACGATAACTCCAATTACAAGAGGTAAAGGGATCCAAATTAATACAAGGTTTATCCAAAATGAAAAGGTATGTAAACAAATACACATACCAATAAAGTGGATTAAT